GTCTCCGGGATTCCGGGATAGATTACGCCCATATATGACCCCATCGCTTACGATTGACTATGCGACTCGCCGTTGACGGATTGATCCCGAAATGATGCGCGGCCTGCCGCCTGCTGGTCCCAGAAGAAACCATGGAAACTATTTCCTTGACCTGGTCGCCTGTGAGCTTTAGCCCGCGGCTGGGATCCTTGCTAAGTCGTCCATACGGAGGGCGCAGGCGGCCCTTTCTGATTTTGTCACGGACATTGTCCTTCGCTGTTCCAATGAACAGGTGGTCAGGGTTAATACAGCCAGGGGTATCACATGTATGAAGGGCAAGTTTGTCTAGCGGCACGGGTTTGCCAGTTTTCAGCGTGAGCATTTCCCTGTGAGCCCTGAAGATCCCAACGCTTACCCTTGTTCCGTTACGATGGTTTCCTTTCCACCTCTTTATCAGCCCATAGCCATCCTTGTCTGTTGCGCCCTTCCATAGCCAGCACGATAGACCGGCAGCGCACGAACCCCAATCAATCCCCCGAAGAAGTGTCTCTTCTATTGTTCTAGTCCAGCCCATCTCTTACCAGCCTCCAACGCCGAGGGCATTTACAAAACACCCGGGATCGCCCCGACACCAGCGCCGCCCCCTCCGCCACCACCGAGCAGTATGCCGGCCAACTGCATCATAAGCCGGACATTCTTGCCCTTCTTCTGGTTATGCATGCCCTCCCTTTGCAGATCGCTTTGCCGCTGCTGGGCGAAGATCCCCGGGATGGGGTTGTTGGGGTCGGGCTGGGCGAATCCGCCGAACATTGCTGGCATGGGGCTATCCTTTCCTGCCGCTGTTGGTCACACCGAATACTTCGCCCTAATGCGCTTCGCCTGCTTCTTGGTCTGGGGAACGAGCCCGGCCAAGCTGATGGGCTGGCGCTGGGTTTCGCTAAAGATCTGCGAGAGGAGCTGGTCCAACGCCGCCCGCTGCGACTCCTCGCGCCCGGTGATGTCCGAGAGCTGTGAGAGCGCCTGACGCTGTGCCTCGTCGTTGGCTAGCCGCGCCTGAGTCTGGAAGTCCGTCGATTGCCGCTGGATGTCCCCGGCGGTGTCCCGCTGGAGACGTGCCATCTGGCTCGCAAGGAGCCCACCACCAAGCCCCCGGCGAGCCAATTCCTCCGTTGCCCCGCGCTGCGCCTCCTCCAGTCCCACAGCGCCGCGGTTGCGGATCGTTCCCAGCGTCTGCTCGATCAGCCCCTGGTCGAACGGCCCGCCGCCCGCCTGGGAGCGCTCCAGGGCGATGTTCCGCGCAGCCATGGCCGCGGGGTCGCTGCCGATGGCCGCGCGACCGCGGACCAACTCCCCATAGCCGAACTCCCGATCGCGCTCGGCCTGGAGGAGCTGCTCGAAGTTGAGCCCAGCCTCGAAGAGCGGGATGTCGCTCGTGCGGAACGGTCTCTGCGGGCTCGTGGGAAGGATGCTCGCCAGTGGGCCAGCCAGGAGCCTCTGGCGTTCGTAGGCTGACACGTCGCGGGGATCGAGGTTGGGCGATCCGAAGATTGGTGGCGCCTGGCGTGGCTGAAAGAAGGTAGGAAGGGCGCTCGGATACGGCCCGGGGGTTGTCCCGGTTGTCTGCGTCGTGGCCGTCCCACCCGTCGCCGCAGGGGGAGGGGCGAGCGACGAGTAGGTCGAGGGCTGGGCCTGCGGCAACTGCGGCAGGCCGGGGGCCGCGGGCGCGTAGGAGACTCTCCTACTGGTTTGGCTTACTGGTACGACTGCCATTCTTGAGCCTCTTCACTTCAAGCTCGAGTGCCTCGAGCCGTTCCAGGAGGAATTGTACCCCCATCAGCGCCGCCCCGCCCAAATCATAATCCCCCATGCCATCGGTCCCGAACGCGCGCTCGAAGTCCTCGCGGCAGGGGCCGATGTGCCGCGAGCCATCGCGGCGGCTCTTCCAGGTCCACGTCCGCACGCGGCAGAGCGCCTCGAAGAACCATGCGGCCAGGGGCCGGCGCCGATCCCGCTTCCCGCGGATCGAGCAGGCGGGCGTCCATACACCGGCGTTGGAGAGATGCGCCCCGTTGGCGACGCTGCCGGCTGTCGTGCGGATGTACTTCCCTATGTACTCGGTGTCCGCCTCGACCACCACCGGTGGGTTGGTCGCCGACTGCCCGGCAGAGGTGAGGGTCTTCCGCACGCGGAGACCCATGCCCGTCCCCTTCTGCTCAATGTCCACCGTCGCGGGCTTGTTCCCCGTGCCGCCGTCGTCGCTCTTGAACTCTATCGCGCCGAGCTGGGCATCGGCGATGGTGTCCCGTTCGATCTTGCACGCCTGGCGGTCTCCGGTGACGAGCAGGTCGAGCGCGTGGTCGAGCACGCTGTCAGAGTCGTTCTGGATGACGATGCGCTCCGCCGCCGTCTCCCCGCGGAGCACGCGGTTGAGAACGTCGAGCTGCCCGTCGCGGAAGGTCTTGCCCAGCGCCGCGGCGACGCTCTTGGCGTCGATCGTGTCCCTCCCGACCTTGAAGTTCTGGAGAAGGTGGTAGAGCCGATCCACCTCATACTGCGCCGCGGGATCCTTGAGCCGCAGCGCCGCGCCGATGGGCGCTCTGGTAGGAGGCATCAGGCTCTCCCCGCCAGCTCCGCCTCGAGCGTCATCGAGGTCACCTCCCAGGGCGTCTGGGTGTTGGAGTAAAGCTCCAGCCGGATCTCCCGGCTGGAGCGTGAGACCCGATTGCGAAACAGCGGGTCGGTATGGTCGTGGTTGGCGATGAGGGTCGGCGCCGCCTCGTCATCGAGGTAGCGGCGAACGGCGACGACCGAGGACGAGCCCTGCTTGGTCGCCTCGACCGTCACCTCCCCCCAGCGCTTGAAGCGCTCCTGAATCCCGCCGTTCTGCCGGCCCGTGCGCCAGAATGCCTCGATGTTCCCAGCGTTGTCCGCGTTTCCGGCGTACTTCCCGACACGTCCGCTCCGGAAGCCGATGAAGACATCACGCTGCTGGCTCGTGGCGTCGGTCAGGAGGGCAAGGCTCGTCACCTCCTGGCCGGCAAAGCCCCACGGGCACCAGCTCGGGGTCTCCGCGCGGACGGAGTTCCGGTAGCTGAAGGCGTAAGCCTTGTTGTTCACCATGCTCCCGTTCCCGGCGAAGCTCCACCAGATGATTCCATCCTGGAAGTCGTGGACGCCAACCACGCCCGTGTCCTTGGAGAAGTTCCGGGTGGCCAGGTCCGGGCGGATCTTGTCGGACATCTCGACCGGCCTGGAGCCGTCGAAGGCGTAGAAGCCGCGCTCGGCGATCCAGTAGAGAACCTCATCGTGCTCGACGATGGAGAACTGCGAGCGACAGCCGACACCCGACCAGATCTTCCGGGGATAGAACGTGCTCTGCGAGTTCCCGGAGAGCGTCCAGATCGAGCGCTCCTTGTTGACGACGAGGAGCCCCTGCCAGGCGTGCAAGGCTGTGATGTTGTCGGTGTCACCCTCCGAGCCGATGGTGAGGGAGTCGTCCACCTCCCAGAAGCGATCGGCGCGGGTGAAGTAGAGCGTGGTGTCGCCCGCGGTGAGGAAGAGGACCCCGCCCTGGAAGGCCATGTACTTGAAGGCTGGGAGCGCGTCGGTGAACGAGAGCGGCGCGATCTCGGTGTCCGACACGTCGTTGTCGCGCTTGGTGTCGTCGTAGGTTGTGGTCACGTTGTCGGCAAGCGTCGTGACCAGGCTCCATTCTGCCTCCGAGGCCGAGACCTTCCGGCGGTAGATCCGCCGTGCCGTTACCCGTCCATCGCCCGAGGTTGGGATCGATGAGAGGCGGGTATTCTGGCTCGTGATCTCCAGCGCCGCCGAGGCGTCGGAGGCCGGGGACTCCTGGCCCCAGGTCGCCGAGTAGAAGGTGATCTTGTAGTCGTAGGTCCCGCGGAGAACCCCGCTCCCAGCGATGGCGGCGAGTGTCGGAAGTGACCCAGGCCGGGGGATCTGCGCCGGGTGGACTCCAGAGCCGTCGGTCACCTTGAAGACCGCTCCATCGCAGAAGTAGGCCTTGTCGTTGACGACCGCGACGCTCAAGTGATTGGTGGCATGGAGCCCCGTGGCGATCTCCACCACCACTCCGGTCCCGGCGTTCACCGCCTGGAGCGTGGTCCCCGCCTTGATGAGACGATAGAGCGTCCCGTCCAGCCGCTTGTACTCGGCGATCCCGAGGATGGCGCCCTTGGCCGTGAAGTCGTACTGCTGGGTCCAGCCGTTGCGCTTCTTGGGTGTCCCCTTGTCGAGGACTAGGTTGAGAGCGTCCTCCGCCTCCATCGGATCGATCTCCGAAGGGTCGAGGTTCTTGTTGACGCCGATGAAGGGTTGATCGAAGCGGATCGTTGGCATCAGTCGGGCACGTAGTGGACGCGGCGCGGCTGATGGCGCTGGCGGTTCTCGATGTAGGCGGTGAGCCGCGCTATGCCCGCCTCGTAGAGCGCGTTGAGGTCGGCGGAGAAGTTGGCCTCGTCCGCCCCCTGGGCGAGCTTCGCCGCGTGGAGCGCGATGAGCCCGCGGTACTCGTTGGGGATCTCCGAGAAGTCTCCGTCCCCCACCAAGTCGGGGACGGCGTAGGTGTACCACAGGCGGAGCGTGTAACTCTCGGTCGGGTCGATCACGCCGAGCTTGTTCCCGCGGACGTAGAAGCGCGGGGAATCGCTGGCCGAGGTGTCACCGACCCACTCCGTCGCGTAGGAGTCACGGTGCCGCGAACGGAAGTCCACGTAGATGGCCGGGATGGCGTTCCCGCCGGAGACCTGGCGCTCGACCTGGATCACCTTCAGCAGATCATCGGGCAGCGTGAACTCGAGCGCATCGGTCGTGGTGAGGACCGTGTACGCGACGGCCTTGGAGAAGAAGTGCTCATCGGCCGCATCAACGATCTTCTGGATCTCGCGCTGGCCCTCGTTGAGGAGCAGGAGCAGCCTGGCGTCGGAGAAGCGATCTGCGCCGAGGTCGTCGAGGTGATCGCGGAGTAGGCTTCTCAAGTTGGCGAGCGTCAGTCCTGCGGCCATGTCATCCTCCTATCGGCGATCCGCCCACGGGCACGGGCACGGCATCCTGTATCGGGGTACCCGCCGTGGAGCTGGGAACCGCGTCCTGTATCGGGGTCCCCGTCGTGGGGCTCGGAACCGCCTTCTGTATCGGGTCGCCAACGGAGATGTCGATGGCCCCGGCCTTCCCCCAGTACCGGGGGCCCCAGAAGCGTGATCCGAAGTAGCGTTCCGGAAACATGGGCTATGTCTGTTGCCTATTGCCAACCAGCGGGCAATGAAGGAGCAGCGGCGTGCAAGGAAATCGAGTCCGCGCTTTCGTGGCAATCATGTTAGGTCGTGTCGGTGACGACACTGCTACGATTTCCAACTGTGTCTACAACCGCCGTGATCCTG